CTAAACTTTTTGAGACTATACTTAAAAAGGAGCAATCATGCCGCTTACAAAAAAAGGTCTAAAAATCCGTGAGTCAATGGAAAAGTTCTACGGCAAAAAGGAAGGCGATTCTGTCTTTTATGCGACAATAAACAAAGGCAAGATCAAGGGTGCAGAAAAGAAAAAGAAGAAATGAACGCAAACATCCCGCCACTCAAAATCCTCATACCAGCAAAGTTTTTGACTCAAGACGAAACGGTAACAGGATTTGAGAAAGGGTATGCATTTGCGATCATATCGCACAAAGGAAGAGCGTTGCAGTTCCACGTTCTGCTCGAGTCTGGCGCACATTTTAGGCACATCCCACTGCACTGGTTGTTACATGACGAGCCAACTGTAGAGCACACTAATCTAGAAGACTTACAACTTTGGGACTGTTTTAGTTTTAAGCCAATTGTAACGGTTTTTGATTTCCTAAAAGACTATCAATGTGATGTGCTACTCAAGAACAAATCTGTGGTGTCTGGTACGTACTACTGTACGGTGGATTGGCTGGCTGATTGCGATACTACCGCAGGCTTCCTGCACCAACCCGACCAAAACAAATGTGGACATATCATTTTGCTTGATGACGGAAGAATCTGTTGCTTGCCGACCAATCGTGTCTGTTTCAAAGATGCGTTTTTTATTGGTAACGCACCCGACGCAGCCGACCGAAAATACAAAACAATAGAAACAATATTTCAGGCTGAAAGCAGCGATAGGTGGTCTGTAGCTAACACAGACGAAACCTTTTACAGATAGGCTAGTGGCACAATCCGTTGCATTATAGTCGCAATGGAGCCTACCAGAGACTTTACACCGCGACTGCCACACATCCCTGAAACGCCGATAAAGTTTGCCTCAAAATCAGAATACGCTTGTGGGATGCTGCTTGAACGCTACGTGCGAGGCTTTCAGTTACAAAACGGCACCACGTTTCAAATTGGTGTTGGGCATAACAAGACCATCGACTTTTTAGTAAACGGTGTTTTTGTTGAGTATCACCCTATTAACTTAAAGTTTGAGTTTGATAACTCTTCCGCTCTCCGCAAAGTCTTGGACGGCATTCGCAAGATTGACAATCACTCCAAACAACTCATTGTCGAGGGGATAAAAGACGAGCTAGCAGAAAAATATTACCGCAGACGCAAGTTTTTAGTTACACTGGCAGCGGGAAAAGATACCGAACTAATTTGCGCTTACACTGACGAGCAGTTTTGCAAGAATGTGATCAGACGATTTGGAGACAATCCACCAAAACTGCCAATACTACTAAGCCAGTTCCATAACTTGATACAAAAAGCATGATAAACGGAAAACAAAAGGGAAGCGCTGGCGAGCGAGAACTGGCATCAAAGCTGAGAGACCATGGCTTTACAGCTAGGCGCACACAACAATTCTGCGGCGTTGCTGGCGATTCTGACGTAGAGTGTAATGAGCTGCATCAGTTCCATATCGAATGCAAAAGAGTAGAAAAGCTAAATGTTGATAATGCTATGGATCAATCGTTACGAGATTGCCAAGAGCGCATACCAACCGTGATGCATCGTAAAAATCATAAGCCTTGGTTAGTCACAATGTATCTTGAAGACTGGATCGCTTTGGTAAAAGATGCGAAGAGAAATAACACTTAACATGGAACAAGAAGAAATTTCTCAAGACTTTCCAGAGAGAACACTCTGGTTAGCAGTAATAGAACGTGCACTCAAAGATTATTGCTTCTTTTTTGACCGATTAGAGGGATTATCTCAAGTTGGTATGCGAACCATATTACATGAACAAAAATGTGACCGTAAAAATGTGATGTATCACAAAACAATCGGAGACTTTTCTAGGTTGCGATGGTTTTTGTTTGATCCATACCCATCACCGTTTAACCTGACGTACTTGACGTGCGAGCTATACAATGATGAGAGCATTGCAGAGGCAATGCGGAAACAAGCCAAAGAACAATTCAAACTACAGCTCGATAAAGTCCGAGCACAGGGTAAGTTTGCTCTTATCGTCAAATACATTGAGGAAAATACTGGCGCAGACAAGGCAGTAGCGGCAGCGGAAGAAAGCAAACTCCGCAACAAACGCTACCGCCTCAACACAGACGTTTAGCGTTTCTTCTTAGAATCAAATAGAGACCAAGCCTGAGATACGCCGTACAACACAACGCCACCCACAACTGGTTCAGCGGCTTTAACAAGGTTGTGTGCGTCATCCTCTGCAACGCCTACACCAAGTAATCCACCCGCTGCTAATGTGAGCAAGTGGCGGAGAATGGACCCGAGAAAGAATGGCATAAGATTCCTTTTGTATAATCGTAAATGCTTTTGTCGTACTTACAGTCGCGTTTCCGAGGGTCAACAAACGACCCTCGAATACAGTTCATCCAATGTTCCCAATAGAAGGTTATGTCACAGTGTCGATAACGAGCGGCAAACTTGTCAACGTTAATATCTGTTCCGTCAACGCCGTCCAGGTCTATTATACATGGCGCAGCAATTCCAGGACTTGCTCCGTGTTTCTCACAGACATACCCTGGCAAACAGGCGGATCCGAAAGGATTATCCACAATGATACAGCTAGGCAACATAGCAGATACACGAGCGGCAAGATGTTTTCGAGCTTTTCCATTGAGATCACACTCTAAGCAGGGCGACACATAACACTGCACACTACCAGTCGCTCTTGTTAATCGGTTCCGAAACCTACGCACTACTTGGTCAAATTTGTGTAAAAATTGACGGTTCTTTCGTAATACCTTCTTACTAGCAGAACTTGCCGTTTCGCCATAAAGCAGCTCATACTTCCCGCATCTACCATTACGCATACATGGCGAGTTAATTAAATGTACTCGGATTATCTTAGCTTCAGGGCTCTGTAAAAGCTCGTCAGCGCATTTACATTCTGAGCCAAACGTTTGCTCAAGCCAGCCAGTAATAATGGTATCCTGCCCACGCCAGGTGCGTTTAAGAGCCTTACAATCAGTTGTGGGATGACAAAGAGATAAGTAACTAGGTGCTTGAGCTTGTGCAGTAGCCATCAATGCTAACAACACAATCAAAAGTTTCATTTGTCTAAAACCTTATCGAGCTTCTTATCCATGCGGTCAATTTGATTCTTAATATGGGTAAGTTCCGCTTGGATAATCTGCACTTCCATCGTGACCCGGTACTTGCTCTCTTCCAATTCCCGCAGACTATTCTTGACTGAACGATAGTCCATGCCGACAATAGAAATGACCACGCCAATTATTGCCTTTACAGCAAGGTCAAGCCACGTTTTAATTTGTGTAAAATCTTGCTCGCTCAATGCACCCGGCCTCCACCATAAGCATCAATCACCATCAATTGCGCTTCTGGAGTATCCTTCATCAATTCCATGAACTGCAAAAAGGCAGAGCGGGAAGCAAGAATAGCAGAATCAGGACCAACTTTACCGTATTGCATACCCAATAGAATACAACCTTCTGTATCCCTATGAGTGTTACCAGCATGAATCAAAATGTGCTCTCGGTTAGGAACGTTTAAAACCTTGTAAACAGCTCCAAAACGAGGCGACTTGTGCCGCACTATTTTATAACGACCGACCGGAATACAGGACACTTTGGTTTCATTATCCCGCCAAGCGTCCTCTACAGTGACAAATTCAGGTGCTTCATTGATACAAAGCACACCGAACGTAGCGCCGGCATGTTCTGTAACTCGAATCAACCTGAGCGTTTTCACTTTGGTGGCTCAGGAAATACGATCAGTTTGGGGTCTTCGTTCTGCGCCATCATGTCACGTAACGATTGGCGATAGACTGCCCAATCCCATTTGTTTGCAAGGTCTACGTCGGGTAGTTGAGTCCAGTCGGAAGCAAACAATTCTTTATTCCGGTACGCACGAATTAAAATTGCAATAAAATCATCGGTGGCTTCATCTTCTTTAACGTGAAAAGGAAGCAAATTTTGCCATTTCATAATTATACACTCTCGTAAGAAGTTACAATTTCTATTGCTTGAGACGAGAAACTACCCCAAGTTGCTACACCATGTGCTGGAAAACAGGTAAGGGATGTGGCAGCAGCGTTTATAGCTATTGAACTTGCACCGGCACTGGCATAGAAAGTTGCAATTGGTGTAATGTAACTGTTGAGAGTAACAGCGCAATTCACGGGCAAACTCACGGCAATCGAAGCACCTACAGTTGTCGTATTAAATGTTCTATAAATATTTATTTCCATGGACTTACCTCGCTTGCGATAAGAAGCTCGAAACAACGTCCCGGCACTGATGCTTCCGCTTACCGGAGTAAAAGTAGGCGTATACGTCAACCATCCACCAGGATCGTTGGTAATCCTAAAATTAGTCCCATCGTAAATAAGTTCCATTAACGCAGCAGCTACCCATGTTCCAAGTGTAGGATTTGTAGAATCCTCGTTATTTACAATGTTCTTTGCGCCAATACTATTAATGTTAATTGTTGCAGCGGTAGCGACAGAACCAGTAGATCCTAGTCCTGCACCAATTATCATCCTAAACTTCTGACCAGCTTTGTACGCTGTAATCGCAGGAGTAGCTGAAGCGGTCATTGCTGTAGCAGTTCCGGCTGTAGTACCTAGCCAGATGTAATCTCCATCTTGAACTTGCCCAACCGCAGCATAGTTAGTTCTGCCAGTCGCATTGGCCACGTTGGTATGCTTGAACCCACCCATCGGCAAGTCAGCAGTTGCAGCGTTTTGTCCGTCTTTAGTAAGACAGGTATTGATACCGGTTGCAAAGTCGTTGTCTTGCGTATCGTGACGGCCTGCTTCGATGCCGATACCAACAGAAGCATCTCCGACCCAACCGCCGCTTACGTTATTGCCTTTGGTATAGGTTCCACCACTCCAGCTCATATTACGCCTCTAGTTGATTTAGCTTTTTAATTACTCGTTTAACGTACTCTTCCGTCTCAGTAGGTACAGAATTGTATTTCAATATGTTTTGCCAGGTAGGTTTTTGTCCTTTCTTCTCAACCTTAGCGACTGCCTTTGCCATGTTGCCTGGTCCCCAATTGTAAGCTGCAAGAGCTATTTTCATATCAGGGAACTGCTTCTTCATTTGATTGTAATAGCGAGTACCACCATCAATATTCTTCACCGGGTCTAATGGGTCTACCCCTAACTCTTTAGCGGTCCCTGGCATCAGTTGCATCAAACCAAGTGCCCCAACTTCGCTTTTAGCTTTTGGATTACCTTTAGACTCAGTATCAATGATTGCTCTGATTATAGGTGGCTGTTCAGCAATCAATGCGCTGATGTTTTGCTTGGTAGGAGTTTTGACAACGGTATTAGACGCTGGCGCACTGCCTTTGAGTGTTTCAATTTCAGCTCGAAGCGATTCAATTTGTCGATCTACGTCACTAACTTCTGTAGTAGCTTCTGTAGCTTCTGGAAACATTGCCTGAATTTCTGGCCTTTGAGCAGCGCCAGCTTGGATCCCCAGACGACCCAGCGCAGAGGCAATAGCTTCTGGTTGTTGCAAAGCTCTACCAATCACATCACGACTGGCTTTACTTCCTAACGCCGCTCCAAGAGCACTAACACCGGCTCCACCTACTGGGCCAAGCAAAGGAATTGCACCGGCACCGAATGCACCACCCGTTGTAAAAGCTATTTTGCCTAATCGATTAAATACTTTTCCAGCTACATCACTTTCAGCAGCAACGCCTTTTTCAAGAATTGGCCGTGTAAGAAGAATGCTTTGCACTTCTTTGTTAATTGTTTTTGCTTCTGGCACGTATTTTTCAATTTCAGCTTGCAAAGCATGATAGACATCACGGTTAAACATGGCTTCTGTTGATTCGCCTTTTGGATCGTATTTCTTACCGTATGCTTTCTTTTGCTCTTGCAAATAGCTTAATGCTCCTTTGCCACGCTGTTGAAGAAGCGATTTAATCTCTGCAATCTTTTTAAGGTAAGTATCTTGCTCGTTTACAGTGTAGCCAGTACCCTTTTGTATTTTCCTAACTATATCAATAAACTGAGGCGTTTTAACTTTGACGCCAGCTGATTCAACTTGAGCAATTCTGTCATCAAGTTGATTTTCTAATTTCACAACAGAATTTTGAGCGTTTACATACGCTTCAGTTGGATCAATCGTGTCGCCTAAATATCCTTTCTCAAGGACGTTATCCAATCCCTTCTGCGTTAAACTTTGAGCACCGGACGTTGGATCAATATCAATTTGCCGTTTGCCAACAGTCTTTTTGTAATCGGCTTGTGTTGCGCCAATAGCACTGCGCCGAGCAGCTTTGCCAAAATCACTAAGTTTCGGCGCAAGAGCACTTGTTAGTTCTGCTCCAGCTCCTAGTCCACCGCCAAGTAAAGCAGCAGGACCAGCAATCTCTTGTACCTTTGCTAATCGTTCTTCAATTGTTCCAGGTTGAGATAAAAAGGTTTCTAATCCAGCAGCACCAGCAGCAGTGCCACCAGCTTTAGCAACATTTGCACCTCTAACTGCTAATGCTTCAGCCAATCCAGCCGCAGGTGCTACTTTTGCAGGAGTAAACAAGCGTCCAACAGGCGATAACAAGGCGCCACCAAGTTCCGGGCCAGTCATGCCTAAAACTAACTGATTAGCTTCTAGGTCTTTTTGTTTCACATACTCTTTAAGTATGTCCTGGCGCTGTGTTTCTTGAGCAAATTGCTCAACAGGAGAGCGACCAAACAGCAAAGCTTTACCAGCTTCCGCAGCGGCTTCAATCTTTGGAAATGTACCAAGGCTGTACGCTTCTTGGGTCAGTAACTTTCGACCATAAGCATCAGCTATAGCTTGCTCTAGCGGCGACCTAGTTCTCATTTCAGCAACGCCCAGTTCAAGCGCTGTAGGAGGTCTAGTAGGTTGCCCAGCTATACTCATTAACTGCCCTGGTGCGGGAGCCGTTGGTGCTGGCGTCATTACTGCTTCAGGCAACGCTCGCAAACGATCTATTTCAGCTCTTACCGAAGCTATTTCAGCATCAATATCAGCCATTACCGTACACCTCGTGCAGCTTTAAGCTGTGCAAGCTGGTCTTGCAGTTCTCTTAATGTTTGTAATTTCTGAGCATCTGGAGTTGTATCTTTGCTTGTAATACTTTTCCAAGTTGGCGCATCGCCAAGATACGAAATTGCTTTACTTGGCAAGTTTCGTTCTTTAGCCAATCCTTCATAGTAATCTTTTGTTACTTTATAACGATCTGCTTGTGTGTTGTATGCTCTTTCAGCAATGCGAAGAATTCCTTCCCGTGTTGGTTCTGACAGACCACCTTCTCCGGCAAATGCTCTTGTTAATTCTCCTTTTAGCCTATCAGGAATGCTTTGACTGGCTATAATAGCAGCTTGCTCGCCTTCCCGTACCGCCATTCCCGGCTCAATTAACTGAACTGCTCTTCGCACTAGCTCTTGAGTAGCAACAGAACTTGGATCTTTAACAGCTTGGGTTACTACCTTTGCAGCGTTATCAATTAATGAGTAATTTTTTACTTCTGGTAGTGCAGAAAATTCTTTACGAAGCGCATCAACCTGTTCTGTTTTTTTAACTTCTGCTTCTTGTTTGAATTTTAACGCTTCTCGCTCTGGCTTAGTCAAATATTCATAAGTTTCAGGCATGCCCAATATATCAGTTGCTCCACTTGGCATTGCTGTTCCAACTGAAGGAGCAGTTTGAGCTAAAATAGTGGCTCGTCTTGCGCTTCTTTCTTTGTCTATTTCTGCAAGAGCAGGCAAAGATACTCCAAGCTCTTGCGCTCGTTTAATATCAACCTCAAATGGGGCTTCTGCTTGCCTTTGTTGTCGTAAGGCTTGCACTAATCTTTCTTGCCCAAGCAATTGAGTATTTAAGCCAAGCAACTTACTCTGCATCAGAGCATCAGGAGTGCTTTCTATAATTCCCAATCGCTCTTGTGGTGTTGCAGCTCCTAAAAGGGAAGTTCCTAATCGAGCAGCTTGTAATGATTGATCGGCGGCCTGTTGTCTCGCTTGATAGCCAAGCAATGAGGATATCAACGTACCACCTAAAGCAATGCCTATAGCCTGGCCAGTGCTTCCATAAGGATTAATAAGATTAGGTGTCGCAGAAGCTATAGTACTTGCAGCTGTACCGTATGGTGTTTCATACGGACTATATTGCAGTCCACTTAGTGCGCTATATAAGTCTTCTCCAGCCATATTAGCTTCCTACTTTTCTGCCTAAATTTTGACCAAATCCTTGCCCAAATCCAGCAGCTAGACCTTGAGCACCAGCAGCCCATGGATTTACCTGCGGTTGTTGGTTGTATCCTTGGCCTAACGTACCCAACAAATACTGTCCGTAGTAATCAGGTTGCTGTCCTCCACCGCCACCACCACGAGGAGTCTTAGCTATTTGCTCAAGAGCATATTTTTGCTGTTGTGCAGCTAGTGCTTTTTGTTGCTCAAATTGTTGCTGTTGTGTCTGTCCAGCAAACCTTTGCTGTTGACTTTGCATATACGGATCAAGAAATCCGCTAGCAATTTGTTGAGGCAATAAAGCTGTACCAGTAGCCTGTCCGTACATCTGCTGTTGTACGCCTTGTGCTGCGTTCTCAGCCGCACTTAAAGCCTCTTGTCTAGCGAGGTCTTGCCGTTCAGTCACTTGTTTTCTAAGAGCCCTAGCAGCTTCTCCAGCTGGGTCTAATCCACGCTCTGCAATTGACCGCTCCAATTCTTGAGTCTGTCTACCAAACTCTTCCACGTTGCGACGCTCAAACTGTCCCAATACGTTCTGTCGGGCTCGTTCCATCTCTTGCGAATACACAGGCTCATATTGAGACTGGAAAGTACGAGGATCGAACTGTTTGGCGTAACCAGACATTTGCTCAAATACGTCACCGCCAGCTTGCGCTACTCGTTCTTCTTGAGATGGTGGAGGTGGAGGTGTTTCAACACTCTTAGCTACATACCCAGACTTTTTAATTTGTGCTTTCAATCTTTTAATTTCTGGATCGTTAGGTCGTACACGCTCAAGATATCTGACACGAGTACTGGCACGAGCAGCATCAAAGGGTGCTGGCGTTTTAACACTAGGATCCTTAGTCAATGCGCCTTTGGTCGTTTTCTTTTGTGCCATAACTATACCTGCCCACCCATATCGAATCGTATTTCAAAGCCTAGTATTTGCAAAGTTGAGTTTTTAATAGACCCGCCAAAACGAACCGCTGCACAGTGTCCTTGGCCTTTAACAGCAAATCGGTCAAATACATACTCTACATCTGCTGACCAAGGACTGCCCCAAGGCGTATAGGTAGGAGACCCACCAGTGCTACCCCACGGAGTAAACGTACCGCTCGGTGTAACTACGCTTGTAATCGTTTGGGCTCGTTTAAAGTCAGTATCAAGTCCCAAAGACAAAGTGATGCCACGTTTGGTCCGCATTAATGGACGAATATCCTTGAATGCTTTGTAGTTGCCACGGGAATTATAGAAGCTAAACGCAGACCTTCCAGCAAAAGCAATGCTTTGACTTGTGGTGGAGGTAATGGCATCAGCTTGACCAGTTTCGCCTTTCCATACGATTCCTAAAGAAGAACCGTAAAATGGCAATTCTTGAAACACACAACTAGCCAAGGCATGATTGTCGTCAAAAAGTTGGAACACCGTCCAACCCTTCGTATCAATGCTGTAAACTAAAAACTTACAACCACTTCCACTTACCGGCACAGATACATAAATGCGTCGTCCTTGTGGCCAAAAGAAGCCAGTCCACTGATGGTCGAATGGAATGGTAAGAGCGTACTCAGTAATTAAAGGATTGATTTTAGCACTTACGATATTTAATGCTGCTTCTGGATCTGACTGTAACAAGCCTGATAGTGGCACTAAGCCTTGAGCTGTAATCACCCAAACGTCGTTGTTATAACGGATAAATGCTCGGTAGCCGAGTGGCTTGCCTATGTAGTATCGAGCGGTAAGGCCCCAGGTAGTAGGGTCGCCTGCATAGTTACCGCTATAAAAAACTACCTCGCCTTCTGAGCTACAAGCATAAAAGTAATCTTGTGCTGCTACGTTGTTAGTTTGGCTAAAACTACCAATACCAACGAGAAAACCACCACGATTAAATACATACTGAAAATCAAATGATGTAAGAGCTGGGGTGCCTGCTGTTCCAGTGACCTGTAATCCACCATACCAAACCTTAGAACTAGCAGCCTGCACAAAGTATAATCGTTCTTTGTGAGCTGTAACGTTTATCAATGTAGTTAGTGTTGGACCTGTGAATGTAATTGCACTGACATTGCCAACGCCAGTATAGACAAGTGGAGTGTCTACACCGTTGCACAAATACAGATTGTTTGCGTATGTAACAGACTGCCAATCACCGCTGGTAATAACAGCAGCTCCCGTAATATCTGATACAGTGCCAGAAGAATTAATTGAATAAAGCTTAGAAGCTGTGCCCACAATTAGTTGGCTACTTCCATTGGCTAAATTCAAAGATTGAGCAAACTTAATTGCTGCTGATGATAATGTATTTGCAAATTGCGTGTACCCAAGGCGCACTGTGGGCGCACCAGCACCAGGAAATACGTTTACAAGTTCCAGTGCATAAGCTGGATCCATGTTGTCTATTGGACTTACTAGATCCAATCCACCGTATGGTGGTGACATTGTATAACCTTCAAATGCCATTATTATCCTTATTTATTCTGATATATTGACAAATTAGGTTGTAATGCTGGTTGCATCTGCTGTGCTTGCTGTGCTTGTTGAAGTTGATTTATGTACTGCTGAATCTGCTCGCCAGACATTTTAGATATCTGGCTCAAGTCTAACTGCTGTTGTTGTGGAGCACTCATACCTGGATTTTGCGGCATTTGCGCTGGTTGATACATCCACGGCTTTTGCATATCCAATGGTGCTGGACCTTTTGGTGTGAAAGAACTACCAGGACCCTGAGCAGCCGCAGCCATTGCATCACGCATAGAGTTTTCAAATCCAGGTGGTACTTGTCCAACTTGGCTTTGTGTCAAAGGCGGTGCCATCTGTGGTCTTGCTTGCGGCAAAGTTGCAGAGGGACGTTGTGAAGGTTGCGACATTGGCTGTTGCAAACTGCGTACAAGCTGACCCGATGGAGCACGATAAACACCAGGACTTACACGCATAGCCGATGGTGGTGGTGACGTATATTTTCCAGTACGTTCATCAAAATTAGGCGATCCACCAGCGTATACTCGACCACCAGTTTTAGGACTTTTTGTCATTGCGCCTTTAGCCATATTATTTTCCTTTCCCTGCTTTGTAATTTGCACTTAGTGACTCTCTAACCGTCTTAGCTGGCCCCACACGTCCTTTATCATTCATGTACATGCCAGGCGAGACTCGGACTACTTGTCCCTTTGGTGGCCGTTGTACTGGCGCTATTGGACCCTGTACGCCAACGCCAGCCTGCTTAGCAAAAGTGGATTTACCAAGCATAGCTTGTATGTTGTTCAATACGTCTTGCTCTGATTTGGCATTTGACGTAGCAGCGTTTACAAGCATTCCCGTGTACTGCTCGGGCTTAACACTTTTTGGCGCTTCTGCGTAAATGTTGCGGATCATTGGGTCGATTTGATCCGTAGCAAACTTAGCTAACGGATTGCTGAAATCAACATCCCACGCTTGTCGTGTTGTTTTTCCATCAATGTTTTCGCCTAAGTTTTTGTAACGAGTTTTGCCATCAAGTCCAATGTTAAACTTTGAGCCATCGGCAAGACTAACTTGGTAATTTTTATCAGCAACGCCTGTTTCTTTTAGCACTCCACGGAAATCATCACGCATCAGTTGCGCATCTGATTTGCCGGTAGTCATCATCTTGCCAATGGATCGTTTGCCCATCAAACGCAAAGCAAGATTTGGTAGGCCGCCTAAACCGCCTGTGCCAACAGCAAGACCAGTATTTATATAATCTTCTCTAGTGCCTCTTCCACGCACAATATCCTTCATGCCGCCTTCCCATAATTGGTTCAGGCCAATAGCTCCAGCAGCAGCGATCCCTGCGATTGGCAGAGCACCAAGGGCAGCAGGCCCACCAGTAGTGGTCGCACTTAATAATGTTGGGGTAGCGACAGTTCCAGCACCAGTTGCTCCCGCACCAGTAGTGCCCAACACAGTTGGCGCAATGGCACTTGTGCCACTATTTAGAAGTTGACTTGTAAGATACCCAGCACCAATTGTTCCTGCTAATGCTCCACCAGTTTGAGCAAGACCAGCCGTCTGAGCTTGAGAAGCCCTATCCTTTGCCTGCTCCTCTGGAGTCTTTGGCATACCAAATCGCTGTGTCACCATTTGATACACCTGTTGTGGTGGCAGCCCTTGTGTGCGTAGGTAGGCAATGTACGCATTCGGGTCTTTATAGGTAAGCTCTGGATCACCTTGAAATGTTGTAGGTCCTGCAATAGCCATTATATCCACGTTCCAAATACAGCGGTTCCACTTCTAGCAAAGAGTTCAGCACGAGTATGACCACCAGCATATATAATTTTGCCAGGGTTATCTCGGCTGTACTCTTCATGTAATTGCGTCGGAAATTTCTGTTGAATGGTAGTCAGTCCATGTATCTCAGCAAAACGCTCAAGCACTCCTTGCTCAACTAACTTCTCGTTAAATACGCTTACATCCGTATCTGCTAAAAACGTACTATAGGCACCGTTATAGTAATCCCAAGTTACACCGCCATCTGAAACTGATCCGGTCGTATGAGTTGGTGGCGTAGCTCCTGTGGTTCCTCCAGCGGTCGTAAAGTAATAGTTGCCGTTGTAGAAACAATAGGAATTGGTTGTGAAAAGTGTGCTGGTAGTCCAAGTTTTTGGCTTAACGCTTCTATCAGCGATATACTCAAATACAATAATGTTACCATTGTTATTAGCTCCAGGAGTCGGACTAATAAGTAGTTCAGTATTTGAAATGCCACGGATTTGCATTCTTTGATAGACCGTTGTGTTGAGTCCAAATCCTCTGATTTCGCCATATTCCTGCTCACTCATTGGGCCAAGAATGCGAAAACGTGTAGAGCTATTCCAAAACGTTTCGTATTGATACCAAGAAAAAGCGGAGGGCAACGCATAGTTTGCTTGCCCTCCGACCAACGTAATACTTCCAGACGCATAACATTTAGGCCAAGGATAAGCCTCAAATATGTCTCTGTTTATACGCTGCGTAATCGCCAACAATTGTTTTGTAGTAGTTTCAGAAGAAGTAGCTACGTTTGACTCGACTGTATAGCCGCACTCGTCTGCTACGTTTTGAACAATTGTTGCTAAACTCATACTTTTTTCGGTCTACCTCTACGCTTTGGTGCATCCTCAACAGATTCATCAGCGGCCTCATCTTCGACCTCAGATTCTCGGATCACCTCCTTTCTTACACCACGCAAATCAGTGCCTTCATTGGCCTCAACTCTCTGCATGAGTAGCTCTAGTTGGTTCTCAAGTTTCGCAGTACGCTTCTGCTCTCGCTCAAGTAATTGCCGCAGCCCAACAACGTCATTTTGTGACGAGTTTGCAGCATCCAACCAATCTTTTGCCATCTTTACAAATCGAAACAGTGGGCCAAGTTTTGCCCTAAGGCTGTCATTTGCCTCTGCCAACTGCTCGACTGTCTTGAATCCAATGTACTGAAGTTCTCGCACCGCAGAGCCACTAATAGGCGGCCATTCTACAAGTGGTGTCCCGCTTTCAATTGGTTCGTTACCAATAGAAAATGCTTTGTATAGCTCCGGATATTCGTGAATATCTTGTGGTTCTATGCGACGCACAGTTTCGTCACCACCCGGCCATTGGATCGAAATAGAAGGAATCTCATCAAAGATAGGTCGTCCCTCTTTCAATGACTTTTCTTTGTTCTCGTTATAAGCGTTAAAAAACTTTACGTTAGCTCCAGCAAAACGTTTCTTTTGCTGTGATTGTCCGTTCATAATAGTATGCCAGTCTATTTGCGCCATATTTCTCCTATTTAATAGGCTGTATGCCTAGGCGACTTATAGCACTAACCCTCTATAACGACTACGGTATTGATAGGAGCGCCACTGGTCTGGTAAGCGGTTATTGCTCCCGACGGTAACGACATATCTTTCAAAGTCAGGGTATTAGACCCAGCCGATGACGGAAGCACATAGCCTTTGTTAGTAGCTGATGGAGTAATTGCAGTGAGGGTATCATTGTTCAATCCAATCATTATGTTAGCTGCTGAATTGTTTTGAATTATTAACAGTTTGCGGTTGGGATTAGCTGCTAAAATAACTGTGCTAGTAGCAGTTGCGATTGTTGGCGTAGTGGTAACAAGAGCACCAGAGTAGATTGTCATATATTGCCTATTCTTTACCTAAAATTGCTGATGGATCTACATCTAATTCTTTAGCGGATATTCCTAAACGCTTTAGCACGTCAGAAATTGTAAAAGATTGTTTTGATTTATAACCTGCTAAAATTTGATCTAAAGAATCTTGACCAATAAATTTTGCAATTTTGGCCAAATTTACATCGTCATATTTTAACAAATCTTTATCTTCAGTGTTTCTTATAATAGAGGATAATGAAACGCTTCTTGGTGGCATAA